TTATCTACAAATTTGCTGCCTTTTTGACCTCAAAAACAAAGTAAAAGTTCTGTAAGTTATTGATTTTCTGTGCTTTATAGCTGTGAGCGGAATACGGGAATCGAACCCGCCTCCCAGGCTTGGGAAAATTTTACCTTCTCAGAACTGCCCTGTTTATCGAGGTTTTGAAAGACCTATTGGCTTTGCTGTACTGATTGCTGTATCGTATCTCTAAGGTACTTTTGAACGGCACTTATCAAAGACAAATTCGTCTTGAGGGATCCAGTATCAATTTCCTCATCAACATATTTCTGAAAATAGCCTTTTGCAGTCTCAAGCATTTCTATTGCTTTTTCGTTGCTGTTACATTTGATTTGATCCATATCCTATTTGTTTAAGTCGATGATCCTTTTGAGAACGTCAGCCAACTCAAGACTGAGAGCGATTTTCTCTTTCTCAACCTCAGAGTTTACTTTAGTAGTCTCTTCTCCACGTAAGGGAGAGCCAATACCACAACAGAGATAATCAGTACTTATTTCGGGCCATCTTTTACAGATACGCTCGATGATAATACCGGGCACATCACCGCTGGTGTTGCGCCACATACTCTGTAACATGGCCTTATCAAGGCCGAGAGCATTAAGCTCTTTGTCATAGGGCTTGACTCCAACTGCATTCAGGCAGTCACGGAGTCTTTTTTTTATCCCTGATTCTACTTTCTCTTTCATCATTACCTCCTATTTTTGATGTTAGACAATTTGTAATAACAAAGTGTTAAACGATGTTATAATTTCATGCAAAAAGTAGATTTGTCGCTGAAATATTTTCTGCGAATTAGTTTTTTAACTACCTTTGCAATCGGAAGTGTAGATTCACATCTACTAATCAACCGTTAGAAATCAGTTGCAAATATAACAAAATTTTATTTATGGAGCAAATAAAAATCGTAAAATCTACAGATGTAACGCAAACTTTGTTGGCAATTCCCGTAAATAAGCCAACAATTTGCCCAAATCGGCTCATTGCATCGCAAGTTGTACGCTCTACAGTTAGCCGTCTCAAGTCCCAAGGAAAAGGTGATTATGTGGTCGAAGTTCATGGTGATGGTGTGCTAATTACACGCAAATGGTAGTTTTAAAACTAATTCACATGAGAAAGAAACCATGGTACTTAGAAGATCATATCATAAACTTCTGTTTGACCTTCTTCATGATTGCATTGGTATTCTGTCTTATCTATTATACTGAACTGGTATGGACGGAATAAAAATAGTGAAAGTTGATACTCATAGGCTTTGGATCAGTAATGGCGAAGCCGCAAAATATCTTGGAGTCAGTAAGGACTGGCTCAAGGATCGTCGTCTCGACGGTACACTGCATTACTCGAAAGTAGGAAACACAATCTTCTACATCAAGGCAGAGATTGACAATCTTATCAGAGAAGGTGCCGTTTCAGGAATTGACATTTTTAGACATATATCATAGCCCTTGATTGTCGTGAGACACTGGCTTTGTAAAACCATTGATAATAGAACAAAGTAAGGTTCAAGCTCTGTCTGTTGTGAAACACGCAGGGCATCACGGAAGGGTAGCTCAGCGGTTAGAGAGAACTGTACGGCCATGTGCAGTTAGGTCGCAGGTCCGAATCCTGTCCCTTCCCCTAAATGAGATCTTTGACTTATTGATACAACATACACCGAAATATAAGTAAACGATGATAAGAAGTCATCAAGTAATTAACATATATAAGCCCTGAAAAGGACAGGGCGGGGTGAAAGTCCTCACGAACTATAACCAAATTCCAAATTGCCTCCGTCTGGAGGCAAACGCAAGCTTGGCTCAGCGGTCAGAGCGTCGGCAAAAGATGTTAGATGTTGCCATAATTACGAAATAGATAGCCGAAGATCATAGGTTCGAATCCTATAGCTTGCACTAAAACATCAAAGAATATGCAGATAGAAATTTCCAAGACTAACTATGATTTGCTGATGTCTCTGATTGATAAGTCAGTCGCAATCATTCAGCAGAAGAATCCCACCACCAAAGAGTATAATGTGGCGAGGCTTCTTAAGCAGACGAAATGTAAGATCATTCGTAAGATAGAGAAGACCAATGGCAGAACAAAGCAAACCTAAGTTGTGCTTCTGTAGTGACTGTGATAGAGCAAACATGATCCAGTACGGGTATGATCCCGTTCTCGCAGAGTGTGACGATGGAATAAGAAACGTCGCCTCTTTCCCGGTCGTGTGTGCCAGACATAAGGACATGCCTCCCAAGAAAATTCGCTGCATAGAAAACTTACCGAAGAAAATAGGATTTTAATGCAACGATATTATGTATGAATACGAAGAGCAACTTTTCGGAGTGGATATGCGGCACAAGCCGCCACTGCCACAGATGCTTACAGCAGAAGGGTGGGGTAGCAGTCATGGAAGACTTGCATATTCCCAGATGAATCGCAGCCAGGAATGTAACTATAGCGAGTATGCTATCAACAGTCTTGGCTTCATGCCTAAGAATTATGTCATCGTCAATCAGAACGAGGTAAAGTTCAACAAAGACACGGCCTTGAAAGTCGGCCATAACCGTGTGGCCATTCCTGTCAAGGAGTTTGCACGTCAGAAACGGCTCACGCTCAAGGAACAATGGGAGCTGATGAATCCGCAATGGATCGGCACCTTCTTCGGTTTCTGTGGCGAAGAGCCTTACCGAAACCGCAGGCCGAGTCTTGAGCAGGCCATGTCCGACGCTATGGAATGCAAGAAGTTCGACGAGTTCATGCAGCAGTTCTGGTCCGCTAAGTACGGACACAAGAAAGCTGTTGACCGTCTTGAGCGAAGGGCAAAGGATCTTGACAGCCGTGCAGATGCCTATTACAGCAGATATAGGGCATTGGATATAAAGATCACGTCCATTGAGTCAGATATGAACAGGGGACAATATGAAAAGTACCACTTGCAAGGCTACAACGTCCATGAGTATCTGCGTTCTTTGAAGGCTGAGAAAAACGAGGCATATATGATGTATTGGGAAAACTCAAGAAAGTCCCGTCGAATCAAAGAATATATTAACTCCATAACATACTGAATTATGCTGTTACTGAACATGACACATGAAGAGGTGCGTAATGAAATCCTCAAGGATCTCCCCAATGTTCAGCGTTGGGAGGAACACCAGTGGAAGGATTACCGAAGGAAGTCACTCAAGATGCGTGAGTTTCCGAAATATCTCTTCACAGAATACAAAAGTCCGAGAAAGAACTTGTGGCTTATCAGCACGAAGTTCTTTGGCAAAGATGACTTTTCTTCTACGTTCGGTGTATTGCAGAATCAGAACGGTCTGGTGCTTCACCAGACATTCGTTGGCCATCATGACAGCCAGTTCTCTACGATCTGTACGTTCATTCCTCACTTCTTTGAGAGGTATGCAGAGTATAACAAGCTCGACCTCAAGGGAAAGGATCTTATAAAGAAGGTACTCAAGGATGACTGTTCTTTCAACATTGACAAGACCAACGAGATCTCAGGCCGAAGGGACCGTGACAAGGAGAATAACATTCACGCCTGCATGTCTCACGGTGTTGGTATGGGCTACGAGGTAGGCTATAAGCACTATCTCATAAAGACATACATCACCTACGATATGTCACACGGCAAACAGAAGAAAGTGTTTGACTCAAAACGTGATGATGTTATCAAGATAGCAAACTCTCAGGACTATCCGGCTCCTAAGATTGGAGATAACATGATTATCAACGAGTCAATAATCAAGAAGATAAAGCGAAAGCTTGGTTTAAAATAAGTTTAATTCATTAATTTCAAAGACTATGCAAAGAGTATTAGGTCAAGACATTCTGGATTTGGAAGAGAGGAAGAATTTCCTCAATGACAATGCAGATGCCGTAGTCGAAATGGACTACCACAAGTCTTTCGAGTCCGAGGAACTTGCTCAGAAGGAACGTGAGTTCGCACAGAAGCATGTGCGGATCGCCACTCTCGAAGAGCAGATCAAAGACTTCAAAGACAAGATCAACGTTGAGTTGAAGCCCCTCCGTGAAGAGGCTAACGCTCTCCGTGAAGACATCAAGACCAAAGGCCGCACGGTGCATGAGAAAGTCTATCAGATTCTCGACGAAGAAGAGAGAATGGTCGGCTTCTACAATGCCGAGGGCATTTTGGTTTCCTCTCGCCCCGCAACAAAGGACGAATTACAGAAGACGGTGTTTGCCGAGCTTCGCAAAGAAGGTTCTAACAATTAAATCTTAAAGACATGGATCCAGAGAAATTGAACATCTTCTTTCCAGAAGGGAAAGACAAGGCAGAGTTAATCATCCGTCAGGTCAATGACGAAGTGAAGAAAGATCTTCCCGTCCAGGAGCCTGACCAAGTATCAATCAGCGGCACAATCAGCTCGATCTTCGCCTTCCTTGAGAAGCGTTGGTACTCTGCCGACAATCAGATCGACCACTGCCGTACTCACATTCTCGTCAACCGTGACAATCTCATGATAACGCTCGTAGTCAATGAGACTGATAAGCGCAATCGCAAGAAGGTCGTCGGAACAATCTCACTTTCGAGACAGTTCTGTGACTTCGGTATCAACGACAAAGAGAATTGGGATCCGATTGAGCTTGGCAACTTCTTCCGCATCAACCGTACTTACTTCGCAAGCAAAGATGAGAACATGCAACTTGTCTCTGCCCTCAAGGGATTCAAGGCGAAGGTTCACCAGACCGTTGAGCGTGAAGAGAAAGACAACGGTGGAAAGACCGACGTGTTCCGTCAGGTTGTTGACAGCACTCTGCCAAAGGCATTCAGCATCAACATTCCAATCTTCAAGGGACAGGCTGCTACGACTATCAATGTTGAGATCATTGCTCATGTTCATGGTAGAGAGTTTGAGCTTGAACTGATCAGTGCCGATGCTGCTGCCATCGTTGAAGAGTGCCGTGATAAGCTGTTCGACGAGCAGATTGAGAAGATCCGTGAGTTGGCTCCTGAGATTCCAATCATCGAAGTATGAGGAACGGCCAGTACTATTATGCTCCACACCGCAGATCGTGGGGCATTTGGCAGAATCAAGACCTTGGTGGAGGTGTCAGCACTGGCACCTTCATCAAGGATTGTCCTACAAAACAGGAGGCTGCCGATGAAGTGTACCGCCTCAATGGATGGAAACCAAAACTGCAACAGTCATGACTAACATTGACAACTACCCCGAAATCAACCCAGAGGAAGAATACGGCTTCAAATCGAGTAAGAAGCAAGTCTTCCCCAAACTACAGAATGAAGTATATTATCAATAGAAATGAATATCTTAGATCAAATCAAGACTGCCCAGCATGAGCAGATCCCAGACCTCGCACATTCAAAGTTTGTCGAGGTCTATGCACAGAAGTTCGGTCCCGATAAGGCCGAAGTCTTCTTTGAAGAGCAGAAGAATCTCTTCATCAGTGAAATGGCCAATGGTTCTTACAAAGACTTCCTAAAGGAAGCAACAGGAGAGTCTATATATTTCGCTTTCCTCTTCCTTGCCATCAATGGACTTTCCATTGAGAAAGGTTCCACCACTACTTGCTACCTTGAGTGCAAGCGTATTAAGATCGGTGAGAGACAAGGCAACGACGGTAAGAACTATCCAGTATATCAGCCCAATGCCTGTATCACCGTAACTGGCTATGGAGAGATCATTCTCCGTCAGAGAGCAGGGCAGATCACGTCAGTAGATTCACCGAAGGTTGTATATGACTGTGACACCCTCCGCTATGGTGAGCGTGACGGCAAGCCATTCCTCGAATACGAGAAAGCTCTCCCACGTCCCAAAGGTTCAAAGATTATTGCTTGCTATGTCCGCATCGTCAAGAAAGACGGTACGATTGACTATTTCGTTCTCGACACAGACGAGATCCTGAGACTCAAGCAGTACTCTGGCCGAGCCAACAAGTATTGGGATAAGAACGCTAATACTTACGTTGAACGTCCGAATGCTCTCTACGGAACGCAGGCCGACGGTTCCGACATCGACACAGGTTTCTTGAAGTCGAAGACTGTCAAGCATGCTTTCAAGGGCTATCCAAAACTCAGTATCGGTGCAGGCGGTTCACTCGAAGCCGATAAGGATCTTGAGCAGACTCCAGCACCTGATACCCCTACACAGGCTCCTGCTAATGGAGTAAAGGTAGACACCGACGATAACGATCCTTTTAACTCATAAGTCATGGCAGAAAATCAACTACAGGTCATCACCCAACAAGCGGGTGAGGTCACGAAGAATATTTCTTCTATCAAGTCTGATATTACTCAGGCTATCACCGAGAATAACAATTCACTCCAGAACTGCATTGCCGCAGGAGAGAATCTTCTTGCTCAGTCTGTTGAAATGAATGACGATCTCGACGCGCAGATTGCGTCCTTCATCAAGAAAGCATCGGCAACAAAGAAAGCAATGACAGAGCGACGCAAGACCGTTACTCAGGTCTTTGACTTGGTTAAGACTGGCTTCACGAAGATGGAGGCTTTCTTGGATTCAAAGTCAGAAGACAGCATCATCTATAAGTTGCAGAAGAAACGTGACGAGTACGCTGCCTATAAGCTTGAACTCCAGCGTAAGGCCGAGGAAGAGCGTCAGCGTTTGGCAAGAATTGAAGCCGCTAAGACTCAGCTCCATGATGATATTATCTCCGTCTGCAATCAGATCGTAAACGAGAAGACTTCCGAGGCTTTGGATAAACTTTCTGAGAAGTTCCGTTTGATGACTCTCGACAACGCAGAGACAATCAAGAAAGAAATATCTGAATATCCCGTTGTGATTAAGATTGGTCAGTTCCTTGCAGAGCGCAAGCCGTCTTTCTCTCCAGAGGTTGATCCCGAAGAGGCCCGTCAGATCATGAACGCTGCCTATAAGGAAGTGAATGATCAACTCTCGAAGTCTTATACAGACTCTGTTTCTCAGACCAAGCAGGACATTCTCGACACCTTCGACTCAAAGATTGCCGAACTCCAGGAGCAGAAGCGTTTGGAAGAAGAGCGCAAGCGCAAGGAGGAAGAAGCCCGTAAGGCAGAGGAAGAGCGTAAGCGTAAGGAAGAAGAGTTGAAGAAGGCCAAAGACGAAGAAGAGCGCAAGAAGCGTGAGGCTGAACTCAAAGCCGCAGAAGAGGAACGTCTCAAGAAAGAGGCAGAAGCCAAGGCTGCAGAAGAAGAGCGCAAGAAGCGTGAGGCTGAACTCAAAGCCGCAGAAGAAGCCGCTGAGAAAGAGCGTCAGGCCAAGGCCCTCGAAGAGCAGAAGAAGCGTGAGGAAGAAGAGAGGCTTCGCAAGGCTCAGTCTCAGACTCAGACACTCTTCGATCAGGCCCCGTCAGTCGCTGCCCCTGTCAAGGCAAAGGTCTCACATCATATTGAGATTGATGCTCCGGAAGGTTATCTTGCCATCATTCAGATGTGGTGGGCGCATGAAGGATCGAAGATGTCCCTTGAGGAATTGGCCAAGAAGCTTGGCTTCATGACGAAGCTTTGCGAAAAGCTAAAGAATAAAGAGGATATTAGTGTCATTGACGATAATGTCCGCTACGTTGAAGATATTGCGGCTAAGTAATATGGATCCGTACTATTCCAGAAGTGAGGTCTCTAACTCAGACCTCACTTCCCTCAAGATGACCCTCTATCCTCAGTTGGATTTTGTCAAGCCGAAAGACAAGAAGAAAGCCTTTCATCTTGGCACCCTCGTTGATGGACTTGTCACAGATCCGAAGACCTGTAATCACTTCCGCTATACCGTTGGTGACGAAACTTACACAAAAGAAGAGTGGGAGTGGGGCAAGAAGCAACTCGACAAACTGAGGAAAGCCTCTCAGAAAGATCCCTTCTTAGCCTTTGTCTTAGCAAATGCAGACGGTCAAAAATGGTTCGCTACAGAGTCTCAGCACTTTGATGTCGGATGCTATAGTTTTGACCTTCCCACACGTTGCAAGTTCGATTGGTGGCTTGGTTCATTTGGTGGCGATCTCAAGACGGTTACGGCCACGACTCAAGATCAGTTTGAGAATTGCATCGACTTCTTTGAGTGGGACCGTTCAAGGGCTTGGTACATGGATCTGGTACATTCTATCAATCCTCTCTATGGCAATCAGGATTTTATCTATGCCGTCTCAAAGACAGCAAACAAGGTCTTCTTCAAGAAGATAATCCGAGGTGATGAAATCTATGAGCGAGGCCGAGAAAAATATCTCGAATTAGCTTTTAAATATTGGTTATTTGTGTAACATGGAAATTATTGAGATTTTAAAGAATTGCACTATTGCAAATGGGAATATCATCAAACTACCAGACGTTCAGCTTGAACGTTCAGATTACATGAAAGTGAAGAAACTCTTTGAGAGCAATGGCGGTAAATGGAAAGGTGGTAAGTGTCAGGGATTCCTGTTCAACACCACAGACGTTTCACCCATTCTTTCACGTCTTCAAGGTGGTGACTTGACGGATCGTAAAAAGAAGTTCCAGTTCTTTGAGACACCGATGCACATTGCAATGCGATTGGCTGCAAGGCTTGGTGACATCAAAGATTCTGATAAGATTCTCGAGCCGAGTGCCGGACGTGGCGCACTTGTTAATGCTGTCCTTGAAACATGGCCAGACCATGTGATTGACTGTTATGAGCTGATGGAAGAAAATCGTGATGAACTCGCAAAGATTCCAAATGCCCGCTTGCTTGGAAACGACTTCATGGAGGCCGAGGTTGGAATGTATGATAAGATCATTGCCAATCCTCCCTTCACAAACAATCAGGACATCAAGCACGTCATGAAGATGTGGGATCATCTTGCCGATGGCGGTCAGATGGCTGTCATCATGAGCAAGCACTGGCAGTTTGCAAGTGACAAGGCAAGCAAGGATTTCCGCTCTTTCGTCGAATCCAACGATTACGACATTACAGACCTTCCAGCAGGCTCATTCAAGGACAGCGGAACAAACGTCGAGTCCTTGATGCTCGTCTTGTGGAAACATTGATGTAGTCTATGGCAGCGGTCATCCGCTGCTCCTACAAACCAATTCTTATTTAATATGGCAAAATACAATCCTTATCCTTATCAAGAAGAAGGCATAGCCAAGACTCTTGAAATGAAACGCTGCATCAATGGCGACGAAATGGGCTTGGGAAAGACAGGCCAGGCCATTGTCTCTGTAGCAAGGGCTAAAGCCACTCCATGCCTTGTTATTTGCCCTGCCTCTCTCAAGATAAATTGGCAGCGTGAGGTCGAGAACTTCACAGATCTTCGGCCTTTGATCCTGACGGACTCCATCAAGTCCACATTTCCCTATTTCATAGGACAGATGAATCTCTATGATGTGGTCATCGTCAACTATGAATCTCTCAAGAAATATTTCGTGGTTCAAGCAGAGAAAGGTGCCAAACTGAAAGACATCATATTCCAAGACGTGATCAAGCAGTTTAGGTCTGTCATCATTGACGAAAGTCACCGCTGTAAGAATCCTGCTACGGCTACGGCTCGGTTCTGCATGGGAATCTGTCACGGCAAAGAATATATCAATATGCTTACGGGTACACCCGTTGTCAATGACACGATGGACCTTGCGACTCAGCTCTGTATCTTAGGTCGCATTGAAGACTTCGGAGGCTATAAGAATTTCATTCTCCAGTATGGTGAGGGCAAGCACCTACAGGAACTGAATGCTATTCTTCACAACTCATGCTATTTCCGTCGTGGAAAGCGTGAAGTCCTGAAAGATCTTCCAGAACTGACACGTTCAAAGGTTATCACTGAATTGTCGAATCAAGACGAATATGACTTGTGTGAGCAAGATCTTAGGTCATGGCTCAAGGATTATCGACAACTCACAGACTCAGAAGTCAAGAAAAAGATGCGGATGCAGGCCTTAGTCAAGTTCATGAATCTTAGGAAACTGGCAGGGCAGGGCAAAGTAGAATCTGCTATCAGCTTCATTCAGGACACGTCAGAGCAAGTTGTGGTCTTTGCAGAACACCACGACATAGTTGATGCCTTAGTCGAAGCATTCCCCGATGCAGTTTGTGTTACGGGCCGTCAGAACGCTATACAGAAGCAGGCTGCTATTGATGCTTTTCAAGCCGGACAGAGACGAATCATTATCTGCTCTATCAAAGCTGCAGGAGTAGGATTGACTCTAACAGCTTCATCAAATGTCATTTTCGTGAATTTGCCTTGGACTATGGCCGACCTCTCTCAGTGTGAGGCCCGCTGCCATCGTAACGGACAGAAGAATGCCGTCAATTCATGGATTCTCATTGGTAGCAGAGGTGAACGTGATACCATTGATTCATATCTCTATCACCTGATAATGAAGAAAGGCTCAATGGCCAATAAGATTACAGGAGCCGTAGATGATGCCCTCAAAGATGAAAAGTATTTCGATGAACTTGCAAACCTTTTCTTGAATGGAATCAATGACTCTGAATAATATTATCCAAAATCGACCAAAATGGAGTAAAATATAAAATAGAATAATCATGGAATTAGTTGGAACTATTATCGCTGTACTCCCTGCACAGTCAGGAGTTTCAGCCCGCACGGGGAATCCTTGGATGTCTCAGGACTACGTTATAGAAGTCCCCGGCCAATATCCTAAGAAATGCTGTTTCCGTCTCTTTGGTGAAGACAGAATCAGACAGTTCAATATTCAGGCAGGAGAGCAGAATCTTACTGTTCAGTTTGATATTGATGCACATGAGTATCAAGGCAAGTGGTTTAATGAGATCCGTGCCTACAACATCATTCGAGTACAGGCCCAACAGACCTCTCAGGCTCCGCAAGCCTCAAGCCCTCAGCCAGCACAGGCACAGCCCACTCTCTTTGATCAGGGACAGCAAGCTCAAGGTCAGGCACAGACACAAGCACCGTTCCCTCCGCAGCAGCAAGGTGACAATCCTGACGATCTTCCTTTCTGATGTATGAAGATATTCCTATTCAACACTCGTGAAGGATTGAAGCCCCTTTACGATGAAGACTACGACGAAAAGAAGAAGCTCAAGATCGGTGAGACTTACGAGGCAGAGATACGTCTGCCTCGCAATCTCAAGTTTCATCGGAAGTATTTTGCTCTTCTGAGGTGTGCCTGGGAATATCTCAATGAGAAACAGCAATCATTTTTCAAAGATGACCTTGAGGTATTCCGCAAAAGCCTCGAAGTCACTGCAGGATGGTGTGAGCCTTTATATGACTTGGAAACACAGTCATGGTTCCATGCTCCGAAGTCAATCAGTTTTGAGAAGATGAAGGAAGAAGAGTTCTCTATATTATATAATAATGTACGTGATATTCTCTTCCGTGCGATTCTGCCAAATATCTCTCAAGAAGAGTTTGATAAAAATCTCAAAAACTTTCTATAATCATGTGCAAAGGATTTATAAGGATTCCTCGCCGTCTATTCGGGACTCAGTGGTGGAACAAACGAAGAGTCTGGTCCGAGTCTGATGCTGTTATCGACTTGTATCAGCAGGCCAATGCCCGTGACAGGACTGAGCCTGACGGTACAAAAGTCTTGAGAAATCAGTTCATCACTTCAAATAGGACTCTCGCAGACAAGTGGTACTGGCCACCAATGAAGGTCAATCGTTTTCTCAAGAAACTTGAAGATGATGGATGGATCAGAGTCGAGACAAATAAGTTCAGGACAGTCATCACAATCATAGATTTCGGTACTGACACTATGCTAAGTGATACACCTACTGATACACCAAGTGATACACAAGGTGATACACCTACTGATACACCTAAAACCCTTTATATAAAGGGGTTTCGAGAGGTTGGTGATACACCTAATGGTACACCATGTGGTACACATAGTGATACACCAAGTGATACATATAATAAGAATATAAGAAAAGAAGAAAAGAAAGAACCCCCCTTTAAATCCCCCAAGGGATATGAATCTTATGACCTGTCATTTATCGATGATGCGTTTAGGGAAGTGTTCTATACATGGCTTGATTATAAGTTTCAGCGAAAAGAGAAATACAAAGTTCAAGCTTCACTTAAACAGTGCTATAAGAATCTTCTTAAGCTGAGTGATAACGATCCCGAAACTGCACGCCTCGTTGTAGAACAAAGCATCGGTAATAACTACGCAGGATTATTCCCTCTAAAACAGCAGAATTATGGAACAGCCCAAGCCAATATCAGAAATAGTCAAACAGAATCACCAAGCAATCAGCAGCTCGTCGCAGACACATTCGACCTCATTAACGAGGCAAGAGCAAGAGAAGGTTATGATGATTCAATCTAAATTCGGCAGCAGAGATCAGTTTCTACAGAAGGTGAATCCTCAGACTCAGGCTTCTTTTGCTATCAAGCAGGAAAAGGCCATCATGGGCGATTATCCTACGCTCTTTGATATTTGTCTCGCCTACGGAAAGACTTTCGCTGAACAGTGGCTTTATCCTCAGATTGCGGATCTGTCAATGTTTACAGGTGCAAAGAATCTCAATGCAGAGCAAGTCAAGAATCTGGCTTCTGTCATTGCAGCAGAATATCGTTTCTTGAAAGTTACTGAGTTGCTTTTGTTCTTTCACCGTTTCAAGGCTGGTCGCTATGGCCGTTTTTATGGCACAGTTGATCCAATGGTCATAACTTGCGCTTTGCGTGACTTTATGAAAGAGCGTAATAGTCTTTTGGAACAATACGAAAGTGAACAGAAGAAACTTGAATCTTCAAAGCAGAATGGGCCTAAGATGACTTACGAGGAATGGCTCAAAGAAAAAGAAAAGTGATATGGCATACGCAGATACAGATTTGACTATAGAACAGATAGAGAATCTTATTGTCACAGACATTGAAGATTTCAGAATACGCCAGCATATTGTAGTCCCAAATGTCTCATGGGGATTCCTGAATCACGAGGCAGATCTTTTGATATGCTCGAAAGATGGTTATCTCACTGAGATTGAAATCAAAAGATCATGGCAAGATTTCAAGAAGGATTTCAAGAAAGACCATACCCATGACGATGAAAAGCTGACTTATTTCTACTATGCCGTTCCTGAGAAAATAGCTATGGCAGTCATGCAGCATCTTTACATCGTTGAGTCAAAAACGAATAGCTTTAGACAGACCTATACAAAAATCACTGGCTACACAGAGAATAATCCGCATCATTGCGGCTTGATCGTCTACGGCAAAAGAAACAACAAGTATTATTCTGAATGGAACTATGCCGAGATCAAGCATCATGCAGAGAGAATGTCTGGTTACAAATGTGAAGCCAAAGACAAATTTCAACTCATGCGTTTGGGACTCATGCGAGTCTGGAACTGCAAGAAGAAAATTGCAGAACTGCAGGCAGAGTTACAAGGAAATATCTTAAAATTTTGAAAATATGAAAGCAGCAATTATTTACTCAGGCAAGGGAGGCGTTGGAAAAACAACCACCACTGCCAATATTGCCCGTGTTCTATGTAAGAAGCATAAAGTTTTTGTGCTTGATATGGATATAAATACTCCATCTATGAATACGGAGTTTAAAGGTGAACACCCAGATAAGAATCTGTGGGTTTGTTCCACTGGAAACATGTTTGATAAGTTCATTTTCTTAG